CGTCATTAATAGTTTGATATGGTATAGTCATTCCCAGTACTCATCTAATACATCAAGTACATTATTTAGAATCATCTGTGCTGCTGCACGTTCATTATCATTCCACTCAGGATACCACTGATGCCTATGTAAACCATCTTTCATACGCATGACTTTCGCCAGCATCTGTACCTTATTCAGCCGTCCATTCACGATAGAATTCACTCTCTTTCATGGTATGTAGGTACTCTAAGACGTGTTCACGTATTTGCATCAGCTCATGGTAACATTTCTGGTTATGAGCACACCCTCTCAGATTGTGGTCAGGTTTATGAACAGACTCTAGAAAGATAGCCATTGCTCTATCTAATTTCTCTGCTCGTGTCTCCTCACCATCAATAGAGTTTTGATCTTTAGAAGCCACTAGTTGATAGGAGGTAAACCTACTGAGGTTGGTGCTTGAGGTGCTGCTTGAGGTGATATAGCAGGACCAGTTGTGTCTGGAACTAACCCACCAAGTGATGAACCCAGTGCACCAGTGACTTGCTCCATAACTTGAGACTTGACGCTATCAATAATTTTTCCTCTGTTGGCATATAAAGATACCCCACCGATAACAACGGTAAGAGATACAACACCAGACGATATTGCGATCGCATTGATTATTTTTTGCATTTGAATAATAATAAATTTACTTTGTGTCAGGGACGATCTTCACAGGACCTTGTTCAATACGAATGGTCTGTGCAGGTGCTGTTTCTGATGCCTTAGCAATAAGAAACTCCATATCTTTTTTGGATATGTTTGCTCCAGCTCCACCGCCACCATTCTCCTTTTTCTTTCCTCCTGCTTGGACTCCAAAAGTAGCTAATACCCCTGTAAAAACCGAAGCTATGAAGGTCGGATCTAGCTTCTGCTCTGGTATACCAAGACGAGGTGGTAACTGAACATACGCTAATGTTAAAATTCCAGCGGACCAGACTAACACTGCCAACCTCACAAATGTAGAGAGAATTGCAATCTGTTCGTCCTTATCTTCTGCTGCTTCTTTTAACTTACCCAGAAGACCAACTTTCTTTTTTGGTTCTTCCTTCTTAACTGCATCAGCCATGATAGTAATGTGACTGATTCTATGTAGTTACTTTACCACGTAGGGTGCCAAACTGTCAAGACTGGTCTTCATAATTCCTTTGAGATCGTCATAATTTTCATTGAGTGCAGCATTGATACCACTGAGTACTACTTCTTCTTGCTCTGGCAACTCTCCTAACGCTGTATGTACTGTGGATGTACTGTTACCATGTAACACAGTCTCATAGTTTCCAAATGTTTTTGCATTGAACTTAGAGAACGTTGATGGATCCCATTGATATATCATGTTAAAGAAACCACTCTCTTGTTGATATACTTCACCATCCATTACCATAGTCTGACCATCCCACTTCTTAGCACCATTATCTTGTGCACTTTCTGGTCTATCCCACTTAGTAATTTCATTCACAATACTCATTGCCTTGATTGGTTGTGAACAGAATATAATAGTTTTATCTACTGCTGATAATCTGATTAATTTCTTCTTGTCATTGATTGGTTGAGCAGCATATGTTGGCCAAATATATCCACCAAAGATCTTAGTCTTAGGAAGACTATAATCACTCATGTCATCATAAAAAACTGCTGTACCACGAATCAATACAACAGGAAGTCTGCTATTTTTAACAATAGCATAATGCAATCTAGATTGTCTTATCTTATTATCATACTTGATGAACTTATGTCCACCTTGAGCACACCATTTTTCACAGAACTTTTGTACTGCTGTAGATGTACCGACATAGTGTACAGTTGCAGTATGCTCTGGAAATCCTATGCTAAATGTTTTTAATGCTGTTGCAGCAGTAGCAGGTACAGCATCTTGATCTGCCTTTACTACTATATGAGGTAACCAATCCATTACACAACTTTTTTAGTTATTTATGCTCCGTCACCATGATCCCAAAAATGTCTAAGATCATCTGGTTTCTGAGGAACCATCAGATATTTATTACCATCTGGTTTAACAACCAATATAGGTTCGCCACCCTCTGCTAGTGCAGTATAGTGATCTTCCTTTTTCTTAAGTTCTTCTTCTTTGATTTCGATCATTGGATTACCTTCCAGAAACTACCAATATCAGATGCACCTACAGGATGCTTAAATGTTACCTCTCGTTTCCAATCAGGACCAAACAACATGACCGTATGGTCAAACGTTTTCCCTAACCATGTAACTGGACTAATCTCTTTCTGTCTCGCAAAGAACTGGCATGACATAGTGCGTTCTAAAGTTCTTTGATCTACACGATTTAATCCTTTGGGTCTGTAGTCCCAAATATTATACATGAGAGTAATTCTACCCTCGCTCTGCGGTAACACCCCGTGTATATATCTTGGGTTAAAGGTGAGCATCCTCCCTTCCTCAGGGATTGAAAACACAACCTCAGTGGGTGGTATATTTCGATACTCCTTTTGGGTATTCCCAGTCGAAGTGTCCCAAACTATCGTTGGTGATTTGTGATTGTTGAGATAAGTGACTGTGGATAGGAGAGGATATATCATCTCACCTTCATTCTCCCTCCTAACCATTTCATCATGGTCAGAGTGGAACCCTATCATTCTATCACAACTTTTAATATAATGGAACCACCATTCAAATCCTGTAACATTTGGAAACTTATCCTTGAAGTACATGTCGTATGAATCTAAGACATATTTCTCCAAAGCATTCTCTGGTTCATCATGCAATCCTATCCAACAGTTACCAGGCAGAGGATCAAACATCTTTACTTCTCTGACTAATTCATATAAAGAAATAGAATTTATAACTGGTCTATATTGTACTATGTTCATCTAATATCTACATCAATCATCCTAGTTGTTCTTCTTCTTGGTGCTTCAGTTCCCAATCTAATTTCTTTTTCTTCTTTAGGTTCAGTTAATGCTACCACATAACTCATGTCTAGTCCACCATAGGTGTCACCACAAACATATGTCTGGTTGTCACAACCACACATCTTATAATCATGCTCGTGTTTAGACTGTATTGTGTTGTTGCATTTAGTGCAAGTTACTGTTGTCATCTTCTTTTAAGATATCTACAAATAGAAATAACATATCATCATCAGAATAATTATACCCTTCGTGAACATGATCCATGACATCATAGATCTGAGGTACTCCCTCTTCCCAGAAGACTTTCTCTCCTTTCCAAATCATGTAGCAATCATTGGATGGTATGTATAATGGTATTTGTATTCGTCTGTAATGTATTCCGTATACTGGAGGATCCTTATGGGGTCCTAATTCTGTGCCTGGTTCAAAGCAAGAGACCGTAGCAAAAACAACCTCATCACTTTCCAAAATTTTTGCTGCTCTCTCATCTTGGACTAAAGAATACCTGACACTACCACGTTTATCGTTCGATGCTTTTAGCCAGCAGAAATATATATCCTTGTTAGAATAACCAACAGCAGTTGGAGCTCTCCTAAGGGGAAAATCTGTTCTTGTTGCCCATTCATAAAGATAATCTAGATCAGTTCTCTTCATTCCATTTGCCTATCACCATGATACTAGGATTGTCTTCTTCAATCCATTCGTGCCACTCCATATACAATGCAAACATATCTTCGTACTGTTTGTTATCTACTATTACATCACAACGATCTTGCATCCACGCTAGTAGGTTATCGCATTGATTCTTTAACTCAGGTGGACAGTTGTTCATTGTGGTAATCTTTTTTCATGTAGCGTCCTAAGATGTTTGAGTTGTAATAATTCTCATCCTCACTTAGAACGTTATTAAGGAAGAGTTGACGGGTTTCCTCGTAGTTAACCCATCCCTTTGTATTATGTAGTGAAATTATTTCTCTTCGGAAATTATCTCTACCGTATTCTTTAACGTCTTGTTTAAGTTCTGCAGAGCTTCCGTAATACCGCTTCCAGTCAGACTCTGACGTAACACGTCGCTTGCTTCCCTTAGGTTTTCGTTTCTGGTAGAAATACTTTCTTCCGATGTATTGCCTACCGCTTTGGAGATTTGTAATCCTGTAGACAAAACCGAAGAAGTCGCCAATATCATTAGAAGTGAAAGGTTTACCCTCATATAGCCAGGCGTTTTCGTAAACTCCTCCTTCAACCATTTCATAATTTTCATTCTCCTTTATATAGGGTCATACCCTCATGCCAATACTTAAAACTACTAGGTGGCCACTGTGCATAACCAATGTCAGTTATGGTGACTGCTTTATCCCAACTCATGTTAATAGATGTATCTAGAAACTTATTAAAAGTTTCATCAGTAGAAATTAAACTCTTTGCATAGTCCCAGAATGGGGTATCATATCTAGACCCAAACTGATAGTGCCATAGAATAAAATTTTGTATTCTTCTGATGTACTTCTTGATACTCCTAGAAAGATCGGAAGTTGTTCCATTCATTATAGCACATAATGTTTCTTTTGACCAGTGTAAGTATGCTTCGGTGGCGGTACTTTCTAATGGTTCCAAGAAAAATAATTTATTACCTTGTAGAAATATCCTATCATCTATGACAGGTTCACGTGCAACGTAACTATCAAAGGTTAAATGTCGAGTGACCTCTACCTCAAAAAATTCTTGAAAATTTTTTTCAGCATCTTCAGTTTTTGTAATTTGATTATTGTATATGTAACCAACAGATTCTTTATGAGATGGAGAGGTAGAATGCATAGGTATAACAAACGTCCATCCATTAGGTGTTGCAACACCTTCAGTCCATAAATTTTCTAAGGTATTCCATTTTGGTTTTCCAAGAATCACAGAGTTAACTGGACTAGTAAGTTTAATATAGTCATGTGACATACAACCTCTAGCATCAAATACATAATCTGCATCAACATCTTTAGGTTCTACATCACCTTCAGTAACTTTAAATCTACCTGAGTTTAATATTTCTGCTTGCATCTCATGGGGACAAAAATGCATAGCCATATTCTCTGCAGGAAATGGATGCATGACTTCATAATTTATCTTACCCCAACCTTCATATAAAAATCCTGTCTTAGGTGTAGCGTGTGCTTTATTATTATGCCAATTAAATCTAGTAGTGTTATGTAGAAGTTCTAATGCACCAGGTATAGTGCCTTGACCTACAGTTACTGGTGGTTTATCGGGATTATGAATTAACTCTACTTCTATATCTTTAGCGTGCCATGAATAATATAATGCTGTGAAACAACCTGCGTTACCTGCTCCAACAATACT